GGTCGTCGGTGGTACCCTCACCGTAACCGGCGCAACGAGCCTTAGTGGTAATCTGGCGATCCCCGGCAACCTCTCGGTGACCGGTACATCCACTCTCACTGGTGCCACAAGCGTTGCCAGCACCCTCGCGGTAACCGGAGCCACCTCGCTCTCAAGTCTTTCTACAAGCGGAGCAGCTACCATCGGGACCACTCTGGGAGTCACTGGAGCCTCTACGTTGGCCAGCTTGGGTGTTACCGGTGCTGCTACGGTTGGAACGACCCTAGGCGTCACGGGAGCGACTACGCTGGCAAGCCTAGGAGTGACCGGCGCGGCTACTGTCGGAACCACGATGGGAGTCACCGGAGCCACCACTCTCGCTTCAGTCGGTGTCACGGGAGCGGCTACGGTTGGGACTACGCTCGATGTTACCGGTGCTGCAACTCTCTCCAATAACCTGACCGTCACCGGCAACGCTACGGTCAACGGAAACACCACGATCGGAAATGCCGGCACCGATCTCCTGACGATCAACGCCAATGAGGTCACGCTTCCTAACCTGACCAATGTCACGGTCGATCTGGCCAACGACAAGGTGCTGATCACCGATGCGAATGATTCCAGCAAACTTCGCTCCATCGCAGCCAGTGCGCTCGGAATCAATGCGTCAAACGCTCCTCAGTCTGTTCAGACAGTTGATACCACGAGACAAACCTACTCCGGATCAGCAACCGCTCCAGGGCAAGAGATCACGGTGCTTAACACCACCATAACTCCTAGAAGCACATCTTCTAAGATATTGGTAACTGTTTGTATCAATTATTCCTGCCTTGTTAATACATCGCAATTTGTTCTTTTTAGGCTAACAAGGAATTCAACCGAAATTGGAACATCGACTGGATTAAACACAAAGGGTATATCCAGTGCTTCTTATGAAGATGGTGAGGTTACTACGATTAGTAACAAGATAATCCAGTTCCTTGATAGTCCAAACACCACTTCTCCTGTAACATATCGGATCCATAACTACGGTCCAACAAGCGCACAGCAATTGTACCTTAATTATGCTGTGAACGACAATACGGTATCGACCTCTTCCACGATGATCTTGCAAGAGTACTTCGCATGAAACCCTCTGAAGTAGCCCAAGCGGCTTGCGACAAGCTCTCCTTCACCGACGCGAACACCCTCGCGTTGGCCAAGAAGTTCTGCATCCGCCGCTACTCCATGATCTGGGATTCGTGCCTCTGGAACGATACCCTCGGCGTCATCTCGCGCTCAGTCAGCCAAGGCAACGAACTGGTCACCCTCGACCAAACCGTAACCGCTACCTACGCCTCAGGTACCGGCTACAACATGTTCCTCGACTTCCCGGTCGCCATCCGATTCACGATCGACGGCGAAACCGATGGCATCGAAGTTCCCGCCGCGGAATGGGTCTCGTTCTTCCAGCTCGATCCCAACACTTGGAACAACGTCGATTCCCGTAAGTCCACCCCCGGCAACTTTGTCAACTGGACCCGAGTCATCGGTGCTTCCTACGGAGAGGCTGGCGTCCCGCGTATCAAGCTCGTTCCCACGCCCAACACCGATGGCAACCTCTTCATCCTCGGGAAGAAGCAGTCCCAGATGCGGCAGTTCGGCGAGAACCAAGCGATCGTCAACGACAGCAACTTCGAGCTGCGCGGTGTCGAGAACGCTCTGATGGCCTACACCGAAGGCGATCTCCTCGAATACTCCCGGCAGTACGGTAAAGCCCAAGCCAAGTTCCAAGAGGGAGCCGCTCAAGTCTCCATTATGAAGGATATGGAACGCGGCCAGCAGCAGCAGATCAGCCGCATCATTCCAGATAGCTTGTACGATTATACGTTCCAAGACATCCTGTAATCCGCCATGCCATTCCAATCCTCAGATGCTCTTGATGATCAGATGCTGTTGGATGGAAGCACCGGCTTCAGTACCGGTGTCGTCTCTGCTACTCGTCCCGATGCCATCCCTGCTACGAGCATGGAGTCGGCCATCAACATGGACTACGATGACTTCGGCAACCTAGTCACTCGTCTCGGATCGGTTTCACTCGCCGGTAACAGCGAATCCAGAAACTGGGAGGAAATCCTCACTGCTTGGAACTTAACCACCTCCAACTACGGCAGCAACCTACCGACAAATGCGGAGGTTTATTCCGGATTCTTCTTCGATACCGCAGCATCCGAGCGGCTGGTCATCGCGGTCAGCGATCGTAACGCCAACACCAAGAACCTCTACTTTGGTTCCCCCGGCGTTTCCTACAACGCGATCAGCGGCGCGACACTCAATGCCTCAGCCACCTTCGTTTACTTCGCTCAGCTCAATGACAAGCTGTTCTATTCCGATGGATACGGAACACTGAAGTACGTCTCCAGCGCGAATCTCAATAGCTCGATCGCCGCCGGAAAGATCAGCCGCATCGATGTCATCAATCAGGGAAGTGGCCATAGTTCGATCCCGACAATCACCATCGCCGCTCCTCCGAGTGGTGTGACCGCAACCGCGGAAGCAAGAATTGGTGGCGATGGAGCGATTCTTTCCATCATAATCACAAACCCCGGCAGCGGATACGTCACCGCTCCCACCGTTTCCATCTCGCCGGCCAACCAGTCTCACGCGGTCGCTTTCGTATCCCTCTCACCGCCCAACAAGCCGCTCTACCTCACCACCCATACCAACCGGCTATGGGCCGTCTCCGGTGATACCACCATCCAGCCCGATACCCTCTACTTCTCGGATATCCTCGATGGCGAATCCTGGGATCCGCTCGGCTCCATCCGAGTCGGTGGCGATGGCGATCCCATCAAGGGTCTCTACTCGTGGTTCGGATACAAATTGCTCGTCTTCAAGGAACGTTCAATTTGGAGCGTAGATGCCGATCCTACGCAGGATCCTGCCGATTGGACCATATCACTCATCAGCGGTAATATCGGCTGCTCATCGCACCGCTCCATCGCCGCTGTCGGTGCTGACGTCTTCTTCCTGTCCCGCGACGGCATCCGGTCAATGGCGCAGATCCAAGCCGGTACCCAGACCAGCGTCGGCCTCGCTCTCTCCAGTCCAATCAACGACCTGATCAGCAGGATCGACAAGACTAAGCTCGACCTCTGCGACGGCGTGTTCTGGAACAACCGCTACCTCCTGGCCGTCCCGTTCGTTATTAACGAAGCAAACGGACTCGGACTGGAGAGCGAGTTCGGTGTTCTGCTCGAATCCGATTCGTTGCTCGAACTCGAAGCCGCTTTCCCCCGGAACAACGCGGTCATCGTCTATCACTCACTGGCCCGCTCTTGGCTCGGGTACTGGGACAATTGGCAAGTGAGCGACTTCTTCGCCACCTCGTTCTCCACGTTCGGACCCGTACTCATGTTCGCGGGCGACATGACCTCGATCTCAGAGGGAGCAGGCCAAGTCTGGTCGTTCAACGACTTCCTTCCGAACACCCGTCTCGCACCGGTCGTAAGCTCCGCGTACCTCGATGGCGGATCCCGTTACCAGTCGAGCGTGATCACCAAGGCGTACAACCTGAACGAGCCCATCCCCGACAAGATCGGGTACAGCATTCAGTTCGCGTTCGACAACCCGTACACCACTTCCAATACGGACGCGGCGATCGCTTACGCGACCGACATGTCGGGGACGTTCACGGACCTCGATCCTAGCCTGACGATCACCAACTCGCAGAAGTTCCTCAAAGCGTACAACCTGATCAGCAAGGGACGCTGGAACACGATCCAGTTCAGGGTTCAGACCAACCCCAACTCGGGCGGTCGCCTTTCGCTTCAATCCACTATCCTCTCTGGCTTTGTCGATTCTGTGCGTCCTCAGCAATGACCGCACATCCCACCATCATCGAAGCGGCCCAACTGCTGCGACAGCATTGGCCTACTTGTTCCACATGGAACGATGATCAGCTCCTCAACTGGATCGGAATCTTCAATGCCAAGAAGCTGATCGGGATTGTGAAGAACGACGATGGGAAGTGTGTCGGTGTAGGGGCCGTGCGATTCCTTAACTCGATCGAGGAGTCCGAGGATCTGAACAACAACTTCCCGGACGGTCACATCGCGTGGATCGAGATCGCTATTGGTACTGAGCCGTGCGCGGTTCAGACACTCTGGTTGGCCATGATGGGGCTATGCTCGAAGAACGTCACCAAGCTGGGTGGGTTCCGCAAAGGCATTTCCCGTTTGTACGATTTTGACAGGTACTCCAAACTACTGATGAACCGAAGGATTTCCTATGGGCGGCACCTATAAAGCACCAGATATAGCGGCGGCGAACCGCGAGGCCGTCATGGCCTCCATCGAGACTTTCCCGCTCCAGCGTGAGATCGAGGCGGCATCGCGTATAGGTGCCAAGGTTCGGGTTCCTATCTACAAAGACGGCAAGGAGACCGGTCAGTTCAGAGAGGTTGATTTTGGACCTGTA